GGATTTTATTCATCATAAAGATCTACCCTCCTTTTTATGTTTATCTTTCTAAATCTATTTTACCACAAAATACACCTGTTTGTCAAGTATTCAGTTGACGATTCTTTCACCACTCAAACGTCTGATACATAACTTTCAGATCACTAAGCCGAACAATCCTGTGATGGTCCCCCATGATCGATTTAAGTGCTTCTAGGTCATCGCTCATTGCTACTTGCTTCCACCGATAAGTTTGACAGGTCCGATTTTTCGTCAATTCTGTTTTGACGATGTACGGCTCTGCTCGTTCGAGCATGTACTTCATCATATTTTGCTTTTCCCCCCTTTGTTCGTTCTTCTAATTCTATTATAACACAGACTATATATTTTTGTCAAGTATTTAGTTGACGTTTCTGTTGCTGTGCAAGGTTGTGTGCGTGCGTGCAACCCCCTAAAGGGGGGGTTGCACACACACAACACTCAACCCGCTGCACGCACGCACAATGCTTTTGCACACTAAAGGGTCCGCGTCCGACGCGGGCTCTGGGGTTATGGTGTTATAGGCATGTGCAGCCATGTGCAGTTATGTGCACATGGAAGAAAAAGGGTGTGCACATTACTGCACATAAAATCTAGTTGACGGTTCTCCTCCTTCTCTGGTGTAGGGAGATGAGTCATGTATATCTTGACAAGATTAGGCAAGTTATGTTATAATAAAATTGGGGAAGAATATCTGTGAAACGGACCGGTGAAGTAGCCGGTCCTCTCTGTAGGCGCATCTGCAGCCAGGGAGGGAGGGCGGCTTTTGTTTAGGCATTGGCCGTCTTTGTGGGGAGTGGGAAGTAATTTATGGCAAAAGATTTTGCAAAAACATTTTACAAATCAGCAGCCTGGCAGAAGTGCCGGGTTAGTTACATCGCGAAACGGATAGCAATTGATGGGGGGCTGTGTGAGGAATGCCAGGAGCAGCTGGGGTACATCGTCCATCACAAAATATTGCTGACACCAGCAAACATCGCGGATCCTGGGGTGGCCTTGAACCATGAACATTTAAAATATGTCTGCAAGCGCTGCCATGATTACGAGGAAGCGCACTTTGTAAACAAGGATGACTGTAGGTGTAGGTTTGATGCATTGGGGCAACCGGTGGAGATAATCCCCCTATTTTAAAATAGCTGTCGCCCCCACAGGGACCGGGCAGGGAACCTCCGCGTAACACGCAGGTAGCGCGCGTGACCCCCCTACCAGAAAAGAGGTGATATATGTGGCGATTAACGAAGACTTAACAAAAGTTGAACGGATAAAAAAAGAAGAACGGCGACTTAGAAGAATCTACAAAAAAATAGATAAAGATAATAAGGCAATCATTGACGGGCTGATCCAGCGCGCTGCGTATATGCGCGTGACTCTTGAAGACTACGAGGTTGACCTTGACGAGAAGGGTTATGTCGAGTTATTCAGCCAGTCGGAAAAGACAGACCCATATGAGCGAGAGCGCCCGGTGGCCCGGCTTTACAATACCATGAACAAAAATTATCAAAGCATCATAAAGCAGCTCAGTAACTTGGTGCCAAAGCAGGAAGTAAAGCCAAAAGACGATGGCTTTGATGACTTTATAAGCGGGCGTGAGGATACATGATAAAGTACCCGCTGACCTATAATCCAATTCTGGGATACTGGGAGCAGATAGAAAGTGGTAAAGAGGTGGTCAGTGAGAAGGTTCGGCGCACATACCAGAAGGTAGTAGCTGATTTAACTGACAATGCAAGTGAGTATTATTACAGCCCGAAGCGAGCTAACCATGTTATAGAGTTTATTGAGAATTATTGTAAACACTCTAAAGGAAAAATGGGTGGTCAGCCAGTAATTCTCGAGCTATGGGAAAAGGCTTTGTTGGCCACCGTCTTTGGTTTTATAGATATCACCGGGTGCCGGAAGTATCGGGAAGCTGTTCTGATCGTCGGAAAGAAAAATGGTAAATCGCTAATAGCCTCAGCAGTGGGGCTTTATTTATTAGCGGGTGACAATGAGCCTGGTCCAGAGGTTTATGCAGTAGCCACTAAGCGCGACCAGGCGAAAATTATATGGAGTGAAGCAAAGCGTATGGTGAAGAAATCACCAGCGCTGCGAAAAAGAATCAAGCCCCTGGTGGCTGAACTGGTCAGCGACTTCAATGATGGCATCTATAAACCTCTGGCCAGTGACAGCGACACTCTGGACGGGCTGAACGTACACGGCGTACTCATGGATGAGATTCACCAGTGGAAACAAGGCAAAGCCCTGTATGACATCATGGCCGATGGTACCACTGCCCGGGAGCAGCCGCTGGTATTTATAACTTCAACGGCTGGCACGATCCGGGAGGATATATATGACCAGAAGTACGAAGAAGCTGAAAGAGTAATCAACGGCTACTTCGATGAAAATGGCTATAAGGATGAACACTTTATAGCCTTTATTTATGAGCTAGACAACCGCAAGGAGTGGATCGATCCAGCTTGTTGGAAGAAGGCCAACCCCGGGTTGGGGACCATCAAAAGTCTGGAACAGTTAGCGGCGAAGGTCAGGAAAGCCCAAGCCAATCCTGCGCTGGTTAAAAACCTTGTCTGCAAAGAGTTTAATATTCGGGAGACGTCAAGCGAGGCATGGCTGCCTTTTGAGGTGCTTAATAATACTGCCACTTTTGACCTAAAAGAGCTAAAGCCCCGATATGGCGTTGGCGGTGCTGACCTATCCAGCACCACAGACTTGACGGCTGCAGTAGTTATATTCATGGTGCCGGGCGATAATCACATTTATGTTTTGCCTATGTTCTGGCTAGCTGAGGATCTGTTAGAACAGCGGGTCAGAGAAGATAAGATTCCATACGACCTGTGGATAAAACAGGGTTTAGTCAGGACATGCCCGGGGAACAAGGTTCATGCCAAGTATGTTACTGAATGGTTCCTGGAGATACAAAATGAGCTTGACATATACCTGCCTTGGGTAGGCTATGATAATTGGTCAGCTACTTATTGGGTCGAGGAAATGAAGGGAGTATTCGGCAAGGAAAGCATGGTTCCAGTCATCCAGGGAAAGAAAACATTATCCGGGCCCATGAAGCAGCTGGAAAGAGATCTGGAAAGCAAGCTAATTAATTACAACAATAATCCGGTTACGAAATGGTGCCTGGCTAACACAGCTAAAGAAGAGGATAAAAACGGTAACATTCAACCGGTTAAAACGTCGAAGAGAACTAAGCGTATTGACGGTATGGCTGCCTTGCTTAATGCTTACATAGTATTGCAGGACCGGCTGGATGAATACCAGAGCCTTATTTAAAGGGGGTGAATCCGATAGGATTATTCGACCGATTAAGAAACAAAGAACCTACACAACAGACTAAATATCAGTTAATAACTGAACGCGGGAATGGTTTTTTCACTTGGAATGGTAAAATATATCAGTCCGATATCGTCCGGGCGGCTATGCGGCCTAAAGTAAAGGCTATAGGGAAGCTGGTAGCAAAGCATGTGCGGCAGACCATCCAGAAAGACGGCAGCCGAAAGCTAGAAGTCAATCCGGAGCCCTACATCAGATTTCTACTAGAAGAGCCGAATCCATACATGACCGGGCAGAAGCTGCAGGAGAAGCTGGCGTCCCAATTGGTTCTCAATAACAATGCTTTTGCTCTTATTATCCGAGATGAATTCGGGTACCCGACAGAGATTTACCCGATACCGGCACTGTCAGCCGAAGCAATTTATGACAAACAGTACACACTGTATTTGAAATTTTTGTTCGCAAACGGCAAAAGCTATACTTTTCCATATACCGACATAATTCATCTTAGACAGGACTTTAATAACAATGACATTTTTGGAGATCCGATAGCCCCGGCCTTGGTGCCGCTGATGGAAATAGTCACAACTACGGACCAGGGTATTGTTAAAGCAATAAAAAATGGCAGCTTAATCAGGTGGCTGCTCAAATTTACGGCCTCCATGCGCCCAGAGGACTTAAAAAAACAAGCTGCAGATTTTGCCACCAATTTTTTGAGTATCGAAACCGGAGGCACTGGGGTAGCGGCAACGGACGCCAAAGCTGATGCCCAGCAGATAAAGCCAGAAGACTATGTACCGAATGCTGCCCAGATGGACAAGACCACTCAACGTATATATTCATTGTTTAACACCAACCAAAAAATAGTCCAGTCAGAGTACGATGAAAACGGGTGGAATGCATATTATGAAGCTGAGGTCGAACCGGTGGTAATTGAGCTCAGTAATGAGTACACCAGGAAAATATTTACCCGACGGAAACGAGGTTTTGGAAACCGGATACTATTTGAGGCGGCCAACCTGACCACGGCCAGTATGCAGACTAAGCTAAACTTGGCTCAGATGGTTGACCGAGGCGCCCTAACGCCGAATGAATGGCGCGAAGTATTTAACCTGGCTCCTGTCGACGGCGGCGACGAGCCTATCCGGCGGCTTGACACCGCTGTAGTAAAAGGGGGTGATGAAGGTTGAGAATCGATGTAAAAGGCACGATCGTCAGTAATGATGATAAGTGGATCTATGAGTGGTTCGAAATGGACGCCACCTGTCCTAACGATGTAAACAAGTTGATCGACCAGGCCAATGGGGAGCCCCTGGAAGTGTATATAAACTCCGGAGGGGGAGACATTTTCGCCGGGTCTGAAATATACTCTGCCCTAAGAAGCTACAAAGGTGAAGTTAATATCCATGTTATTGGATTTGCGGCGTCAGTGGCCAGTGTAATTGCTTGTGCTGGTAAGAGTGATATAGCTCCTACTGCCATGGTCATGGTACATAATGTATCTGGCAGGGCTCAGGGAGACTATCGTGTCATGGATAAGAGCAGCGATGTACTACAGACAGCCGATAGATCAGTTGCTGCGGCCTACATGACGAAAACCGGTATGAGTGAGGCAGAAGCCCTGGCTATGATGGAGCAGGAAACCTGGCTCACAGCTCAGCAGGCTGTAGATAAGGGGTTGATTGACAAGATAGCCGAAAACCAGAATCTAAAGTTGGTGGCGGCTTACCAAACACCCCTGATACCACAGACAGTGATAGATAAAGTCAGAAACATCGTAAAGAACCCGCTCAATGAAGCGGGTATTTTAACGCCTGAAAAAGCCCAGGCGAAACTAAATTTACTAAAATTGGGAGGTACAAAATGAACAGAGAAAAGTATTTAGCTGATCGTGAAGTCCTGATGGACGAGGCCCAGGCCTTGATAGATGTCGGCAAACTGGATGAATTCGAGGCCAAGGTTAAAGAAGTGGAAGCTTTGGATGCCCAGTTTGAGGCCGCCTGTAAAGCTCAGGTCAATCTGGCGGCTCTCAATGACAAAACTACTGTAACCCTGTTAGAGAATAAGAGTATTACTGTGGAAGGGAAGGTGATCGAGAATATGACCACCGAAGTCGTTGCCAAAGACAACCTGTATGCAAGCCTGGAATACCGCAATGCTTTCATGCGCAATGTTTTGGCCGGGGAACCTATTCCGGCCAATTTGTTGAACACCGATGCCAACACTAAGACCACCGATGTGGGCCATGTGATCCCTGAGCCGGTCATGGAAAAAATTATTGAAAAGATGGAAGCCACCGGAATGATCCTGCCCCTGGTCACCCGCACCAGTTACAAGGGCGGCCTAGCTATTCCGACATCCAGTGTTAAGCCAACTGCTACCTGGGTAGCTGAGGGGTCCGGTTCTACCAAGCAGAACAAAACCACTGGCTCTGTGACCTTTAATTACTACAAGCTGCGCTGTGCTGTGTCTGTGTCTCTGGAAGTTGACACTGTTACTCTGGCTATCTTCGAGACCACTCTGATCAACAATGTCGTGGAAGCCATGACCAAGGCCCTGGAACAGGCCATAATCAGCGGAACCGGTGGAGATTATTACCAGCCGACTGGCATTCTGGCAGAAACTCCGGCAACCGGACAGAAGATAGAAATTACAAAAGCTGGTAAGGTCACCTATGACAAGCTGGTAGCCGCAGAAGCTGCTCTGCCGCTGGCCTATGAAAACGGAGCGGTATGGTTTATGACCAAGTACACCTTCATGAACTGCTTTGTTGGTATGGTTGACGCCGAGGGGCAGCCCATCGCCCGGGTAACTTATGGGATAGCTGGCAGACCGGAGAGAACCCTGCTGGGCCGGCCCGTAATCCTTAATGACTACATGAGCAACTACTCAGCTGCGCCGGAGGCTGACACGGTCTTTGCGTTCCTGTTCAACCCGAAGGATTACGTCCTCAACAGTAACTTGCAGATGACTATTAAGAAGTACGAGGACAACGACACCGACGACCAGATCACCAAGGCCATCATGTTGGTAGATGGTAAGGTAGTCGATAAGAATTCTCTTGTTACCCTGGTTAAGAAATCTAGCTAAGGGAGGTACTGATTAAATGACATTACCTGCTTATAATCCCGAAATGGGGCAGACAATTGGCCTTGAGCTTGTAGATAGAGGCTTTATTGCCCACTTGACATGGTCTGCCGCGCAAAACTGTGCGGCTGATACTGACGGCATAATCAAAGGCATTGAATGCAGCACGGAGGCCACTGTAGTCGAATCTGGTTTTACTGCGCCGCCATGTGCCCGAAACTTAACCGCAACGGTGGCGGCCACTACTGCAGATGAAATACTTGCCGTAAAAGTGAAAATCACCGGTTTGAATATGCGTGGTGAAGAAATTACAGAGGAATTACCTGCATTTACAGTTGGTACGGCTGGAAGCGTTACCGGGAGTAAGGCTTTTGCAAGCGTTACGAAGGTTGAAATACCCGCTATGGGTGGCGATACCGTAACTGTTGACATTGGTTATGGTGTAAAACTGGGCGTACCCTTTAAGTTGCCGCATGACACGACTATCAAAGCCTATAATAGCGGCACGATTGCTGAAAGCGGAGGTACCTGGGCAGTATCCACTACTGCTTATGAGGATAATACCTATCAGGCATCGGCAACCGCTAAATCGCTAGATCTGTATATTATCGTTTAAGTGAGGTGGCGGCGATGTTAGCAGCAGTAAAAGAAAATCTCAGAATAACCAGTACTGTTCTTGATACCGATTTGCAGGACGACATTGACGCCGCTTTGATGGACCTGCAGAGGGTTGGGATTGATACAAGTGATCAGTCCCAACCTTTAATTATTAAGGCGGTTAAGCTCTATTGCCGATGGCAGCAGGACTACATGGGTAAGGGTGAACAGTATTGCAAAGCCTACACTGGCCTGATGCAAGCCTTATCACTGGCGGGTGATTATATTGCAGAATCTGAAAATTAAGCTAATATCAATCTCCGTTACCGATGATGATATTGGCAACCAGATTCCCAGCGAAACTTCAACAGAGGTTTGGGCTGAGATTACTGGTATAAGATCATCAGAGTTTTATAATGCGGCTCTGGCCGGACTCAAACCAGAGATAACATTTGTTATTTGGGCAAATGAATATGCAGGCCAGAGCAAAATTGAGTATAACAGCGTAAAGTACAAGCTGATACGGGCTTATAACAATCCGGCCAAAAGTGAAATGATTGAATTGGTGTGTGAGAAGGTGACTGGCAATGGCTAATATCAACATCGACCAGCTGGCTGCCGAGATAGCCAAGGGCCTGGCCGACTACTCCCAGGACGTGATCGAGAAGGTCAATATATCGAGTGAAAAAGTCGGCAAAGCGACGGTAAAACAGCTCAAACGGACTAGCCCTAGAAGACCTCCCCCGATTGGGGGCAAATATGCTAAAAGCTGGACCATGAAAACCGAGCCAGAAGTAGGGCAGCCGCACAAGCGAATTGTCCACGTTAAAGCCCCACACTACCGGCTAACTCATCTACTTGAATACGGCCATGCCGTAGTTAATGCAGGGCCGGGGAAGAAAGATAGAGTAGAGGGTAAACCTCATATCAGACCAGCGGAGGAGCAGGTCATTAAGGATTTTGTATCAGAGATAGAGGAGGCGATAAAATGTGGATGAGGCGACACTGTTCACATTACTCAAAACAATCGGGCTGCCGGTGGCGTATCATCACTTCACATCGCCGCCCAGCCCGCCGTATATAGTTTATTTGTTTGCTTACTCCAGCAACTTTGGGGCTGACAACAAGGTACACAGCCAGGCCGATAACTACCAGGTGGAACTATACACCAAAACAAAGGACCCGGCAGCAGAGGCCCTGATCGAGGGTCTTTTTGATGCTAACGATATCTACTGGGAGAAAACCGAGACGTATATTGAATCTGAGGGCCTGTTCCAGGTCCTCTATGAAATCTAAGGAGGTAAACAGAAGTGAGTAACAAAGTAAAATACGGTCTTAAAAATGTCTACTATGCCGTTGTAACTGAATCTAGTGGAGTAGTATCTTATGGAACGCCGGTAGCAATGCCTGGAGCTGTTAATCTGGCATTGAGTGCAGTTGGTGAAAATGTAACATTCCATGCAGACGACCAAATATATTTTGAGGAAAACACAAATAACGGTTATGACGGCAGTCTGGAAGTTGCCCTGATACCCGATTCCTTCAGAACGGATGTGCTGGGTGATACCGTTGATGCCAACGGAGCAATAATTGAAAACGCAAACGCGACAGTGAAGAAATTTGCGCTTATGTTTGAGTTTGATGGAGATGCCAAAAAGACACGACACGTTTTGTATAGCGTTTTGCCAACTCGCCCGAACGTCGAAGGCGCCACCAAAAAAAACACTAAAGAACCAAAAACTGAATCAATGGACATAGCTGTTCGGCCCGCACTTGACACTAGCGACGTAAAAGCCAAGGTGAAACAGGGAGAAACCGGATATGACACTTTCTTTACTGCCGTGTATCTGAAAGATGCACCGGTTAACACTGTAGCCTCAGGTACCGCAACATTCAGCAAGGCAGCTCCAGCTGACCTGACGATTGACTCTACATCAACCGACGGGACTAACGCAGTTAAGAATGTGCTCATGGACGGCCTGCCGATCGGTGGTATCCATCTGACTGCCACCGGGGTAGATGTCACAATCGCCCAGGCTTATATAGCGGCATTGGATAACGGTATTTATACCATCACGGTTGAATTCAATCGGGGCAATGCGGTAACCGTAACCCTGACCGTAACGGCATAGGAGGTAGTATATGGAGAAGATATTGATAATTGATGGGCGCCAGGTGAGATTCAAAAGCACCGGCGCCTTTCTCTTGCGCTACAAGGCTCAGTTTGGTCGGGATGCGATACAGGACATTTTCAAATTAGAGGGTGCTTTTAAAGGTAATGAAATTGCCAATGTAGATGTCCTAGATTTGGAAATGTTTTTCAACCTAGCTTGGACATTGGCAAAAACAGCAGACCCAACTATTCCTCCACCGATGGAGTGGTTAGATGGGTTTTCTGAGTTTCCTATCATGGATATCATTCCTGAAATATCAGATATGATATTCAGTAGCATTACAACTAAGGTTGAAAGTAAAAAAAAGTGGATGCAGATGAAGGAGATGAACCCCCTCTCAAGTTAACAACGGAACTGGTAATGCTCCGGGCTATCGAGAGGGGCCTTACTTTGCGTGATTTCGAGGAGTTAACGCTTGGGATGATTATCGGTTTTATAACAACTTACAACAACGAACGGCTGAGGGAAGATGAGAAAGAGGACAGCGTGAGGATGGCAACGCAGGCGGATTTCGATAGGTGGTGAAACTATGACCGGTAAAATTAAGGGCATAACAATCGAAATCGGCGGAGATACGCAAAAGCTTAATAAAGCTCTAGAGGACGTAAATAAAAAGACCCGTGATGTCCAGTCTGAGCTAAGACAAGTTGAACGTCTTCTAAAACTTGATCCGAAAAACACAGAACTACTTGCCCAGAAGCAGAAACTTTTGGCCGAGGCTGTTGATAATAGCCGAGAAAAGCTTGACCGCCTTAAAGTTGCCCAGGAGCAGGTCAACGAGCAATTCCGCAAGGGTGAAATTAACGAAGAGCAATACAGAGCCTTCCAGCGCGAAGTTGTGAAGGCCGAGCAAGAGCTTGAAAAGTTTGAGAAGCAACTAAGAGAAACCGGACTGACTGCCGAGCAGGTGGGGAAAAAACTGCAGGATGCCGGTAAAAAAATGACCGGCATAGGGAAAGACCTGTCGATGAAGGTTACTGCTCCGCTCGTAGCAGCGGGGGCTGCAAGTTTCAAAATGGCCGCCGACCTACAGGATGCTATGGGAGCCACCGAGCAGATATTCAAAGGCGCTGCAGACAGCGTAAAAACATGGGCCGATAACCTGGAAAGCTATTATGGCATAGCTGAAGGGGAAGCCCTGGAATACGCTAACATGATGGGTTCCATGTTGGTCAACATCGGCGGGCTAACTGAGGAACAGGCTGCCAAGCAAGCCCAAACCCTGATTGAGTTAGCTGGTGACCTGACTGCAATGTATGGCGGCACTACGGCCGATGCTGTCCGCGCCCTGACTGGTGCCCTTAAGGGCAACAACACCATGCTGGACAACTACGGCATGGCGGTCAACGATGCCATGATCAAAACTAAAGCGCTAGAAATGGGGCTTATCGCTGAGGGAGAGCAGTTGGACCTAGCTGGGAAACAGGCCGCTACCCTTGCCCTTATTATGGAACAGACAGGAGCCGCTCAAGGGCAGGCTGCCAGGGAAGCCGAGGGTGCATCGGGGGGCATGAGGGCACTTGCAACGGAGATTAAAAATCTCTCTACAGATATCGGCGAAGTTTTACTTCCGGTAATCACTCCGCTACTGAACCGCCTGGGGGATATAGTCAAGAAGTTTTCCGAATTGAGTCCGGAGACCCAAAAAACCATTGTTATTATAGCCGGACTGGCAGCAGCAATAGGTCCGCTACTATTGATTTTTGGCCCTTTAATCTCAGTAATCGGAACACTGATAACTGGTTTAGGAGCCATGTCCACAGCAATGGCAGGTGGCGCTACGCTTATTGCAGGGCTTACTGCAGGGTTTCCTGTGTTGGGTTCAGTTATAGGTGCCCTGACAGGGCCGATAGGTTTAGTAATAGCGGCCATTGCCGCCCTCATAACGGCTGGTGTTTTTCTCTATAAAAACTGGGAAGAGGTCAAATCCCGCGGTCTGCAGGCCTGGGGTTCGCTCAAGGCCTTTGTGCTGGAACAGATACGTGAAATGCTGAAAGCCTTTGAGGGACTGCTTTCCTGGATACCGAAAGTGGGAGATACGATAAGCAAGACTATAGAGAACCTCAATAAAGAAATTCTGGCCGAAAAGAATATTATGTCCGTCCGGGATTTTGAGTTCAGGATGAAAAAAGCGGCTGATGCCGCAAAGGAATTAGAGGCAGAAATTAAGAAAACGGAAGATACTGTAAAGGAAACCGCGACGCCGGTACAGGAACTGGGCAACGAAATAAAGTCATTGGGCGGCAAGGCTAGTAACGCTGGCGATAAAGTAACCAAAGCTGCTGAGGATACCCGCGCCGAGTGGGAGAAAACTGCCGACATACTGAGCAGCCGTCTGCAGATCCTGCGGACCGAATACGAGATTGCCGCAATGGCGGCAGAGGAGAAGAGCAACAAAGCCGAGCAGTTGCGCTTGAAACTGGATCATTTGAGCCAGCAAATGAATGTGCAGCGGGAACTGGTGGCCGCTATCAAACGTGGATATGACGAGATGGTGGCCGCAAAGGGTGAAGATGTCGTGGAAAGCCAGAAACTCCAACTGCGGCTGGTGCAGGAAATTCGTGCCCAGGCGGAACTGGAAAAACAGATCCGGGAGACCACCCAGGCACTGCGTGACCATATTCAACAGTTCAATGAGCTGGCTGTTGAAATTGATAAGGTCGAAAAGAAATACCGGGAAGACCTTGTCGCAGCGCATGAGGAATATCAGCGCCGTGTAGCCAAGGTCAACGATAAGCTGATCGAAGACGAACGCCGGGTGCAGGCAGAGTATGAAAAGACGCTGGACGATCGTGCCCGTGCCCTGCGCGACTTTGTCGGTCTGTTCGACGAGGTGACCAGCAAAGACGTATCCGGCGAACAGCTACTTAAAAACCTGCGTGGCCAGGTGGACGCTTTTGAGAACTGGCAGGAGAACATCGCAGACCTGGCAGCAAAGGGCGTAGACGAAGGGCTGATTGACGAATTGCGGCAGATGGGGCCTAAAGCAGGCCCGGAGATCGCCGCCCTGAACACCCTTACCGACAAACAACTGCAGGAGTATGTAGCCCTCTGGCGCACAAAAAATCAAAAAGCCCGGCAAGAAGCAGTCAACCAGCTGCAACAGCAGCGGGAGGAAATGCAGCAGAAACTTGTTGAGATCCGCCAGGCGGCAAAAGAGCAACTGGAGATTTACCGCCAGGAGTGGCAGAAGAAGAATGCGGAGATCCGCAAGAACGCAGAAGAGGAATTGAAAAGGATCCAACAGAAATTCAACGAAACAGCCGAAGCGGGGACCAAACATGGTATACACCTTATTCTGAATTTTGCCCAGGGCATGGAGAGCCAGTTTGACCGCTTACGCCAGGCAGTGGAAGAAGCCCGCGCGATTGCCGCGGAACTCGACCCGGCCATGCGGCATTCTCCCTCATTAGTGGACAAAGTTAGGTCAGGGCTGGCTGAGATACTGGCTGCATATCAAGACCTGGCAAGAAAGATACAGAATATTAATCTGGGAAGCGTGAGTATGCCCGCCTTGGCCGGGGCTAGCGGTTCTGTGGTATATACTTACAACAACGATAACAGAGTTATAAATATCACTGTCCAAGACGGGGAGGATCTACTTCGCACCTTGCGCAGGCTAGGGGTGAGGATACCGTGAGCAGGCATCTTTATATAGCCAGGATTGACAGAATAACCGATTTGGAACGTGGGAGCTTGCAAATTCAGCAGGCTCTTACCTATGAGGTCGATGCCTGCTCTTTTGCAGTTAAGGGTGACATGCCAGCGGAGGGCGAGGAAGTCATAATTGAGGATGGTAGCCGACTTTTTGCGGGAATTATCGTAAAGGTGGAACTGGCTAGAAC